TGTTACAGAAAAACCACCACCCAGTGACGGGCTTGTGGAAAACAGTAACAGACGCCCCTACAGGGTGTCCTCCGTCATTGGGAGTAACCAGACAACATAAATTTTGGTAAAAAGTTGTCTTGTTGATTTTGGTGTATTTGGTAAAAATGATCTTTAAAGTTCGTTCGTTCGTTCGTTCGAACTTAAGGTGAGTAAAAACCTTAAGAGCCATCAGAAAAGATTGCTGGTGGCCCGACGAGGAAAATTAATTCCATGTCGTCGGCTGCGGCTAGCAAAACCGGTCCTCCACCCACATACATCAAGCGGGTGTCCGGTCGTGAGCCGTAGTTGTTCCAAGAGCCAGCTGGGGTGCCGGTTGCGCGCCGTGCCGCGTTTGGAAATCCGTACAATGTCGAGTAGTATGGTGTCACGGATGTTTGTGGGAAGGTGTAATCGGGTGAAAAGGTTAGACCAGCAGTAGCATGTACTCGAAATACATTAGCGGGGCCGATTACACCATCAGTCTGCACATATGTTGTTGGTATGTACGAGAAGCCAGCGAATGTACGGTGTTGGTTGGCTAAGGCTGAATATGATGTATTGCTTGCTTCTGCTGGTCCTGATATGTTGTTAAAAATGACTCGATGGCCTCCTCGCATATAGCGGTAGATGTACCGGAAATACGAGAATGAGTCTGAAAATTGAGCACTTGCGACCACTCGGACCATCGGAATCCATGGTGATATTATCACGTTGCCGGGCGATCCTGCTGCTACATCTGCAACTGACCCGACATAGGTTGGTCGCATCAAAATGTCTTTGATATGATGAACTTCATCGGCGTTGCAAATCCCTGTCTCATTGGACCCGCTCGCCGGTATCAACGGTGGGGCTGGCATTGTTTTCATCATATCACGTGTGAGTCCTTGGGCTTCGAATGGTGTCTCTTCAAGCATGAAAGATGTTGGCAACACGAAGTTCGTGCGCATATTGTTAATGTCGGGCCTTGAGAGTTGGAAGTCTGCACCTGCTGAGATCCACACGTTGATGTAGATTGGTGGAACAGGTACATTCGGGTGATTCAATTCGTTCAGAACGCTGAATCGTAGCCAGCCAATTGGTCTTATAACATCTTCAAATGAGACCACTTCGCACCACGGCTGATTGAACAGATATGGTACGGAAAACGACATTGATGTTTGTTGTTGAATATCGATGATCGTTGATGCTGATGACGAGAGCTGGTCGTCGGAGAGTTGTGTGAGGCCGCCTGGTAATGTGACTGGATAGAACGAGACGCGCATGCGGCCAACGTGCATTTGGGAGCACGTAATTTGGATATGATAGCGAATTGTACCGCGCCAGTACAAGCATGATCGCGTAAGCCAAGAAAGGAGTGTTGGATAGGTCCGGTTACTAGAATCGGAAAACTCAGCAACAGGAGTGACTGGTATGTCATAAAGTGTGGTGGATGGTGTCATGCTGGCAGTCCACGAAATTCCTGCTACTACAAGTGACGGTGTTTGTGCCACGTGCAACATCTCCATTTCTTTTGGGTGTCCTCCGAGTAGCTCACAAGCCGGTGCGACAAGAGCATCTGCATGGACTCCAAGATTGATAGAGTCATTGAGACCGTGAGTGTTCACGATGTTGGAATAGCGATTAAGCACCGGTTGAATCGCACGCAGGGAAACAGGGTTGCTCCAGCCAAAATAGTTCGCAACCGTTGCTATTCCTCCTGCTACTGCTGAGACGCCTGCTGCGACGATACCCACTTCCGGTATAAATGATAGCGCACCGGATATTGCGGATACAGATTCTGCCACTGTGCCGATCATGCCTTTCTCACTTTTTGCAGCTTGTTCCTTCGAGGCTTTCTGGGCCACGAATGTGGTCTCATCAACTCCTACGAATGCTGGGAGTGGGTCGGGTTGTGGCAGTACGGAAGCGGTTGGTGGTGCGCTAGGCAGGATAGCCGGATTATCTGATTGGTCTGTTGTGGTTCGGGTTGGAATTGTGAAAGCGACTGGGCAGTATCCTGCAATGTCTACGTCAACGAAATTGGCAAAAACGGTGAACGTGACTGGTGTTGGTGTTGCAGCATTGGCGAGTGGGTTGAGAACGTAAATACTGAGCACTCCGAATTGGTAGGCAGGGTCGCCAGTGCCGGTCAGATTGTACATCGGTATGTATTGGTATGGGAGTGCGTATGGGAGTATGAATTCGTGGACTTCATTCTCTGATGGTGCAATTGTGAATGACGGACATCCTGATGCGCTGTAAATGTTGTTACACGCATATGCTAAATCGAGTGTGTTGTTTGCTTGTGGTGTGTACGACACTAGGATTTGTCCGTAGTGAAACTTCGAGCCGTTCATGCGTATGCCAATTTTTACTCCTGCTCGAAAGTATGTGAAGTTCTTGAGCTTATCCCAGATGGGCACGACTGAGAATAAGAAGTTCGGAAATGTGATTTGTTTAATCAAGGTGCCCATCGCCATTGCTGGTGTCCATGTGTAAGTGTCGTAGTACACACGCTGCAGAAACGCGGTGAGTGTTTGTTTCATATACGGGTCGACTGGTGTTGGGGGAATCGGTGATACTTCTTGCGGGTTGGTCATTGTCACGACGGATGAGTCGGAGAATGTGGTGATTTCGGTCCTGGTTGTAATATTTTCGCTGTTGGTCGTCGATGACGCCGTATTGTCTGTTGGTTCTTGTTTTGAGTTGGATGTTGAGTTGTATACTGCAGCTATGATCAACAATTCGCACAGCAGTGGCCACACAGCCTTTGTTTTACGAGGCGCTTGCTTTGACTGGGCGCTGAATAGCACCTCCTCGTCTTCCAGACCGTAGCATTGCTCAACTGGGTGTGTGGTTTGTCCAGTTGGTAAGTTCACACGGTCATCACTTTCGGCCCCCCAAAATTCACCGCTTGTCACATAGTCGGTATAGGGGAGCTTAAGCGAGATTGATTGTGCAGCTCTGTACACATGTTTGGTGAATTTCTCAAACTCCTGTTCACCATGATGGTGCATTTCTCGGCATGCTGCGAGAAAGTTCGCTCTAGTCGCCTCGTCGTCGTCATTCGACTCGCGAATCCAATTCACCATCTCGTGTATCGAATTGATGTCCAGTGGAGCCATCACGCGTCCACTCTGATACACGAAAGCACGTTTCAAAAACGTCAGATCTTCTGCATGCAAATATGTCATGTCTCCACATATTTCTGTCTTGTCGGGCCGGTTGTATACGATACCGAATTTCGCAAATTCCTGTGATATCGTCATCATGTTGAACCATGGCACTTGAGATGATACGGCGGCTATGTTGTCATCTCCATACGTCTTCAAACGTACATTATCATCGAATGTTGTCAGGTTGCCGCCTAATTGCACGTACATGATCCTCATCATGAGCGAGTTTACGAGAGAGTTCACTAGTGACGTCATCACTATTCCTGACGGGTTACCTTGCGGCACTCGATACACTCCTCTTTCGGCGATGTGGAATGCCGAAAACATTGTCTCAAACAGACACTCTCGTATATCACTTGCGTCATCGTCGTAAAATCGGTCAATGATCTTCAACACAGCCTTGAGCAATTGGTATGATAGCTGCTTATCGTAATTGGAATAGTCTCCTCCTATCCAATTCTCTCCTACATGTTTCAGGTGGTGATACATGAGGCCCCATTCGTCACTGTGGGGATTCAATCCTACCGCACACTCTCCATACACATGGTTGTGCATGAGATGCGCGGCAAACATTTGGAAATACATTCGGACGGCCACGTTCAGGTCGAACGGCGCTACATTGAAGATTCGGGTCTTTCCAAGTCTAACTTTCTCCAGTTTGACTCTCTCATCCTTCAGGATGTCCATAAACAGTGTCATATCGATGCGCCTTGTTTGTGCATGTTCAATTCTCTCTCGCACGCGTCGTCCTACTACAGGGTGAAGTGTTCTTTCTCCTATTTCACCCTCAACAAAATCAAACTTTCCTGGCTTTCTCGTGTCAGATAGCACATACGGGTATCCTGGTGATGTGTGCAAATTCATTGGTGGTATCCACTTCTCTCCTGGCAGACCATTGATCGCTTCGTTCTCGGTCAATATCATGCGGTCTGCTACTCCTTTCTTGAAGGGCGACGCTTGTGCTAATATCGCATTGCACAAATGTTCTGTTGCGTCGTCGACTACTTTTTGCGGGAACACCACCAGTGGCACACATTGTTTCATGATTCCTGTTCGTAGCGGGTTCAGTGTCTTTGTTGGGTACAGGAGTGCTGGTGCGGTGACTGGTTCGAATGTGCCATACAATGGGGATTTCAGGATTGTTGTTGTTGTTGGGAGTCGCACTTGCTGTTTTGGTCCCACTCTCCCATAATACGCCAATGGCATCTCTCTCAAGACTCCTCGTTTCGCATGTGCAATCATTGGGCCATCTGACACATCAAGTGGCGGCACTCGTATCGATATATCGTCCCATTCTCGGAGGAACGTGTACAGGAATTCGCGGGTAATTGGTGTTGTGAGTCCGCGCAGATTCGTTCCTGCTACATGTATTCCAAGTATGTGTCCTGACTGTACGCTCGGGTTGAGCCATATGAGTGGGGCTCCACAGTATCCGGCCAACGTCATGCCGTGATACACATACGACTTCACCAAATGCACTTGTTTTTCTGGGTCTTTTGCATTGAACGGTGTCACACGATAATCGAGTACTGTGTCTTTCTGGATGTTGTCACACAGTGTCACTAATTTCGAATTGTTCTCTCCATCGATTATCCACAACATGGCCTCTCTCAACACGCCTTTGTTCAGGCCTTCCTCGCTGTGGAAGTGTGATCGCAAATCAACATAACATTGGAATCTTTTCGGTAATCTCAAAAACACACAGTCCATTTCTTGTGGGGGTATCTTGATATCGCACTCAGCAGTGTTGAAATTCATCTTCAATCCATGCGCATTCGTCAGCTCGACTGGTGTGTTCTTCATGTCGAGTCCATGGAAAAAGTGGAGTGGCAATAATAGTACTCGTCCGTACACAAACATGCCACGTAATTCTGCTACAACACGTCCGTCCAAAGTTGTGGTCGCTACCACTGCGTTATTCGACACCCTATTAATGCCAAGATTGTACGCATTCCTATCTGGACACGCCTGCGACACATAATCAGTTCCTTGCTTGGCCATCACGTCCTTCGGCAAACTTTCATCATCATCCTGCCACAGCACTTCTGTCACACTGAGCGGCTTTCGCGTTTTCCCTTCAGGGACCCATATTGTCTTTTTCGGTGTTGATTCTGCTGCCACAAAAACTTTTCCATGTATCATCTTCTTTGCCACTTCTCGTTGACCAAGCATTGCCACTTTCATGATCGTCTTTGTCTGTCGTGTTGTTTCATCTCCAGACACCTCAGGTTTCCACTGATGCCAATTCTCACACTCTTCATGTCCTTCTTCAGGGGCAGCGGTGTCATCTTCTTCTGTTTCTTCTGTTTCTCCCTTCTTCATAAAGTGATGAGCCATAAATCCTAGTGAAAGGATTGAGATTGCGAGCATGACCATTCCGCCAACTTTCGTCACCATGTGGCCCTGCATCATCTCTCGTGTTCGGTCCACAAAATCTCCAAGTCCTTCTCTGAACGATCGTGAGCGTTCTGATATCTTCTCCTTCGTCTTTCGCCAAACTTCTTTCGTCCAGTTCGTCCATGTTGGGTTTGCCTCGCCATTTTGTTCAATCGTGGTGAATATCTCCATACGTTCTTCTTCAGTCAGAAATCCTTCTCTCCCTTCAAACCATCGGTTGTTGGTACATAACGCTTGCACATGTGCAACATCACTCTCGAACAACAGGTCTCCAACATACTGGTCAACTTCAATTTTGTCTTCATCTCCTCGCAACATTCGGACTGCTGATCTCAACATCTGTGCCTTGAATTCTGGTTCTTTCTTCACTTGTCCATAGACATCCAGTCCGGCATGCAGGTAATTCGCTCGTATGATTGACTCATCTCGACCTTTCTCAACGTCCTTCAAGTACAGTGACAATTCAACAAGTCTCGCATATGTTCCTTTCGATAATACCATTCTGTCCGTGTTGTCAAACACATCAAATCGCATGATGTCAGTTATGTCCGCTGCCACTTCAAGTCCATCGACAATTCGTGCCGGGTAATCCTTCTCAACTGCGTTTCGATCAATTTTTCCGGTCTGATCACAGTACTTAGGCAACACATGCACTACTACCATGAGATCTATTCGTCTTCGAATTGCTCCAAAGCTGCGAACAACCTTGCTGATATCATTTGGCACGGATGCATTTCCTGTCAGCATCAACAATTCAGATGTCATGAACGTATTTCCCTTGGAATTCAAATCAGCTTTCGTCACTGGCCATGATACCACGTTCTTCATGTGGCACAAATCCATACATTGTTGTATTGTCGACGCTGGGTCCATCGACTGAAAAATATCATCTACTACGACCACCATTTGGCCATGGTATCCATCCCAGTGTTTTCCCTCAGAATTTCGGCAATGCACATCCTCACCCGGCTTAAAAATCAATCCTCGTTTCTCACACGACGGCTTCATCAAATCAGTGATCAGGTAATACATCATGGTCGACTTTCCAAGACCTGGTGGTCCAGTCAACATTATCACAAATGGGGAAACACGCATCGAACTATCGGTCAAGTATGGGACTGCTGCTTGGTTCATCCGATCGCATTGATTGTACACTGTCTTAAACACTGCGTATGCCTTCGGCATCACCTTAAACTTCCATAACAGAGCATTGTATTCATCTCCTTGCTTGAGCCATTCACCCATCTGCCGTGCTTCCTGTATGTTCTTCGTCACTCGCACCAAACCTTCATTTGCATAATAATTCGAGACCTTATCCATCCATGCTGGTATCTTCTCTGAGACCAGATGTAATTCTCTCATGTCGGGGTGGATTCCAAAAATGTGGAGGGATGCAGCTTCGTATGCATACTTGAACAGTCGAGTAACAAATTGGGCTAATCTTTCAGTTGACATTATCGTTCGTGATATTTGATCGAGTCTCGACACGCGTGCAGCATTAACCTTGATGTCATAATCGGTAATACCCGCCATCGCGCACATCAATTTCGCAGTTCCAACAAGCAATCCTTCGTGTGTTTTCTCGGGAACGAATGTCTTTTCGGTGCCATCAGCTTGTGCGTGAAACTCATCTTCATCTTCAATATCGTTGTCCACGACTATGTTCGCATACAAATCGCGGTACGTCCTTGGTCTTCCTTTGATTCTATCCACTGCAGCTTGAAATACTTGCGCCAGCTGTCGGGCATATCCGTGGAAAGTCTCCAATCCCGGAAAGTGGAAATGAGTCAAAAATTGAGCTACGGCTGTCATCTTGATGAGTAATGTTGATTGCGCACACAGTTGTATGAGCATGAGGACAAAAGAAGTGAGACGACGCGCCCATTCGGTGGGGTCGACTCCTATGTTGTTGCTGGTGATGAGGTTGGATAACATGTCAGTAATGCGGTCAATGGACGAACACTTAAACTCGACATCGAATATTGCTTGGGCTTTCCAGGGGTTCTCTGATTCGGGTGTGTAGTATCCAACTCGTGAATTTGCTTGTTTCAAATAGACTTTTCGGGCACAATGACGCTCACGCAATTCGGATCGTTCTCGGTAATTCGGGCCAAGTACTTCACCATAGACCATGTCGTATGTGAGATACCAATCGACTGCATTCTCAGTACACTGTTCGATGAACCAGTAGGAATCCATGACTAACTGTTTTGCTTGTGCGGGTTGCATTGCTACTAGAAGCCGATGAAATAAACCATATGCTGCTGCTCGTCGTTGACTACTAACTTTTCCAATAACATAACATTTTCGGATGGATACACAATCAAGACACATCGAGTATTGCTCTTCACAGTCACCACGCACATGTTCAATTGGTCCTAGTCCTTGGGAATGAAATTCGGTCTCCTGATCATGCATTGCAGCATACTTAAAATCTCGTGCACTCGTTCGGTTGGTGTCATGTGCGCGCTTATCATGATCGTCTATCATATAGCGTCGCAAAATTGCTGTCATGTCCTTGGTCAAATGATGTTTGTAATATTTCAGTCCTCGTGTGAGCTGCGCTCGCATTGGTATTGTTTGATTGGCGAAGGTTAGTTGATCTTGTGCTGTTCGTCCATAAAAATCATTCATTGACATCATTCCAAGACATACATAGTATCGTTCAATAATATTTTCGGTGCGCTGTGGTATTTTCCGCATCAACTTCAAGGTTTTTCGCAACGATCCACACTTCAGACACAAAGACACTTGGTCACACATACCAATAACGTGAGTCAATTGGTCGAGACGCAAGACAAATGGATTTTTGACGCATTCTTCTTTTGGGACACCTTTCACATAGGCAACAGATGACGTAACGTAGAACGGTTGGTACAATGCATGTTCGTCATCGCCCATCGATATTTGACATTCGGGAATAGAACGCAGATCTTCATCAGATAGAGAACGTTTAGCTTCGCGCGAAAGGGGTACAAATTTGGGTGCTCGGGGAGCTATCCATTTCAGAATAGGTTCCTCATTAGAGCTTTGAGTAGCGGAGTTTGTGTTTGTTGTGTTCATGTTGATTGGTGCACAGAATTTCGCACATGCAGTATATTTTTGGTGGGATCATAGTTCAAGTCACCCATTTTGTGTTTTGGATTATTTTGATTATACAATACTCCTCAAAAGAGGCAAGGCGCGGATCAGTCAACAATACATGTGAAGTCACTACTTCATCGTTCACACATATATTCGGATAAATTGCAGTCGTCGAACAACTACAAAGTTCAGTGGGTTCATGGGTCAGGTTCGAAATCTACAGGCATTCAGTCGGAGTCCTGCAAGTACAAATGAGGAGTACATCAGGGTAGTCCGCAAAGAAGCGGTAGAAAACATTCGCATACATAAAATAAATCGAATAATAAGTGTGTGGTGGTAGAAGTATGAAAGCATGGGTAGCAAAGTGTAATGTACCATTCGCAAAAGTCCGTAAACAGATCTAGTGTAACGCATACACAACGACAAAGTAATCATGCTCAAAACGAGGCGGGGGGGATAATAGAAGGGCCCCCCCG